AATGATGATGCAGAGGTGCAATTCGTTTCATTAGTAGATAGACCTGCAATTCAAAAGAATTGGAATGCATTTAAAAATGAACAGAAGTTTCAAATTGTTAGTGAAGATAAGCATATTATTAGTGGCTGCGCTATGTTGGCTGACACTCCTATCTTTAGAAGTGATGCTAATTTTGGTGACTACTATGTTGCTTTTTCTAAAGACACGATTGTTAAGATTGTGCAAAAGTATTTTAAGAAAGGGTATCAAAACAATGTGAATCTAATGCACGACCCTAACCAAATTGAAACAGGCGTAACAATGTTTGAAAGTTTTATTAGTGATAAGACAAGAGGCATTCACCCAATGAAAGGATTTGAGGATGCACCGGATGGCAGTTGGTTTGTTTCTATGCTAGTGGAAAATGAAGATGTATGGAATCAAGTAAAGCAAGGGAACGTGAACGGATTTTCAATTGAGGGCATATTTAATTACTCCCCTAAAGAAAGTCAGGACAGTATCAAGATGCAAAAGATATATGACATTTTAGACGCATTATAAGTCTAAGTGATAAATAGTATTAATTATTAACATTTAAAGAAAAATAAAATGAATCCAAAAGAAGCATTAAAACAAATCAAAGCATTATTTGAAGATATGCCACAAGTTGTTGAACCTGTTGCTCCTGTCGTTCCGGCAGAACCTACAGTTACAAAGGTAGAGATGGCTGAATATTCTTTAGTAGATGGTACTAAAGTTATGATTTCAGAATTAAAAGTTGGTGGTATGGTAGAGATGGCTGATGGAACTCCTGCTCCACAAGGTGAGCATCAATTAATGGATGGTACAATTATCCAAGTTGATGAATTAGGTTATATCGTAGAAATAGCGTCTCCTAAAGAAGATGTTATTGTTGAAGAACCTGTTGCACCGGCTGCACCTGTTGAACCTGCACAAGATACAACTGCAATGGTTGCAGAATTAAAGGCAGATTTCGCAGCACAAAAAAGTCAATTAGAAACAAAGATTGCTGAATTAGAGAGCAAAGTTAAACAAGGATTTGCACAAGTAGCTGAATTAGTAGAAGCACTTTCAAATACCCCAACTGCTGAACCTACTCAAAAAGCAGCAAACGCATTTCAATCTTATGTAAGTACTAATGATAGTAAATACGAGAGATTAGAAAAATATAGAAACGCAATTTTAAACAAATAAATTTATAACAAATGTCATTTTCAGTAAGTACATTAACAAACTATACAAAAGAAAACGAAGCATCATTGGTGACTTCTTCTGTATTAGGAGCAAAAACTGCAGCTTTAATTAAAAGCGCAGGTAACGTAATGGTTGGAGTTAAATCAGCAGAGACCATTAACATTATGGACACAGATGCTTTTTTTCAAGCAGGTGGGTCTTGTGGTTGGAACGCATCAGGTACAACTTCTTTCACACAAAGAACTGTAACAGTAGGTAAAATCAAAGTACAAGAGGCTTTATGTCCAAAGGCATTAGAAGCTAAGTATTTACAAAAGGCTTTACCAACAGGTTCTCAATATGATTCAATTCCATTTGAGCAAGATTATTCTGATAGAAAAGCTAAAACAATTGCTTCTCAATTAGAGACTGCTATTTGGCAAGGTGATACTGCTTCTGCTAACGGTAACTTAAACAAGTTTGATGGTTTAATCAAATTGATTGGTGCTGCTAGTGGTGTAGTTGATGCTAACGTATCAGGATATGTTTCAGGTGCTCCATTAAGTTCTATCACTGCAGCTAACGTAGTTAGTTTATTTGATGGTATTTATAAAGCAATCCCTGCAAAAGTTGTATCAGCAGATGATATGGTGATTGTATGTGGTGTTGATACTTTCAGAACTTACACTATTGCATTGAAGAATGCTAATATGTTTAACTACTCTTTTGATGGTAAAGCTGATAGTGAATTCGTATTGCCGGGGACTTCAATCAAAGTTATTGCTTTGAATGGTTTAAACGGAACTAACGATTTATATGCTTTAAGACTTAGCAATTTGTTCTTAGGTACAGACTTATTAAACGAAGAAGAAAAATTTGAAATCTTCTTTGCTAAAGAAGCTGATGAAGTACGTTTTGCAGCAGAATTCAAAATGGGTGTGAACATTGCATTCCCTGATGAGATTGTAAAAGTAGCTATCTAATTATAAAGGGGAGTTGAAATATACTCCCCATTTTTAAATAAAATAAAATAAAATATTATGGCGTGTGCATTAACACAAGGATATACCCTTGATTGTCGTGATTCCCTAGGTGGAATTACAGAGGTTTATTTTATTGCAAGTTCGGATATTACTTCAAGTACAGAAGCTAGTGGTGTAATTACTGCATTAGTAAAAGCTACAGGTAAGAAGTTTTATAAATATGAGTTAACAAAAGGAACTTCAATGTTTACTGAAAACGTAGCATCGAATGTTCAAAATGGTACCTTGTTTTTCACTCCTGAATTAACAATAATCTTAAATAAATTACAAGCAAATACAAGAAATGAAATTCTTTTATTAGCACAAAATAGACTTGTCGCAGTTGCTAAAGACAACAATGGTAAGTTCTTTATGCTAGGTAAAACAAGGTCATTGGATTTGACTGCAGGTAGTGCTGCAACAGGTACTGCTGAGGGAGACAGAAGTGGTTATACTTTAACATTCACAGGAGCTGAACCTGCTTTAGCACCTGAGGTTAATAGTACAGTAGCTGCTGCTCTTACAACTGCAGGATAGTTTACAGTTTTTCATAGTTAGTTCCCCTGCCTAGTTTTCTAGGTGGGGGTTTTTGTATGTCAAAAAGTCAAGTTATTGACTTACTTTATTACAATATAAGTCAAATAATAGCTTTACCTACTTGTTTTGTAAATATTATTATTATTGCTATTTATAATAGATGATACATTTAACTAAAGGACAGACCAATACAATCATAATGACTTTAACTGAAAAGCAGTTATTGATTACCCCTAACTATTTATTTGTGTTTACAAATAGAAGTAGTAATAACATTATTAAATTTGTGGTTTTAAATACATCTGATTTAAGTTTATACAAGGATAGATATAATGAATTTACAATTGTTACTAACACTAGCTTTAGTGCTGCATTAGAGGGTCAATATACCTACGAAGTGTACGAACAAGCAAGTACTAGCAACTTAAATCCAACAGGCTTAAACAAGCTAGAAACAGGTATTATGTGGCTTTCAGGTTCAACGCTAACATATAACCAATATACAACAACAGACACTTATACAATTAGACAATGATAGATTTAAGAGTATTAACATTCGCAGAGGCTAGGCAACCTGAATTCAAAGAGAAGAAAGGTGTAGATGGTGGATATATTAAATACGGAGAAAATAACGATTATCCGGAATACATAGTTGACTTATACAATAAGTCATCAAAGCATAGTGCCATTATCAAAAGTAAGGTGCATTATATTACCGGCAATGGTTGGTCAGGTGAACCTGATGCACAGGCATTTATAGATAAAGCTAACAGGGTAGAATCTTTAAACGATTTAACTAGAAAGGTATCTTTAGATGTTGAAATATTTGGTGGTGCTTATTTAGAAGTTATTTGGGATTTAGCCGGTAACATTGCCGAGTTATGGCATTGTGATTATGTTAAGATAAGAACTAACAAAGACAATACACAGTATTGGTATAAGGAAGATTGGAAGGATAATAAGGTAAAGCCATCTGTTGTGGCTGCATTTAATCCAAAGCAACCAACAGGTAAACAAATTCTTTACATAAAAGAATACAGACCTAATATTGGTATCTATGGATTGCCTAGTTATTTTGCTGCATTAAATTATATTGAATCTGACATTGAAGTTTCTAAGCATATCTTAGGAAATGCACAGACAGGGTTTTCTGCTAGTAAACTTATTACCTTACCGAATGGTGAACCTAATGATGAAGAAAAGCGCAACGTAGATAATAGATTAAGAAAAACTTATAGTGGTGCAGACGGTAAAAAATATATGATTGCATTTGTCAATGATATATCTAGGAAGCCTGTCGTAGATGATTTGGGTACAAGTGATTTAACAAAAGAAGATTTTGGCAGAGTAGATGAATTAATACAGACTAACATATTTAGTGGTCATCAGGTTACGACCCCATCAATTATGGGTATTGCAGAAGCCGGTAAGCTAGGCAGCAGAACAGAGATGCGTGATGGCTATGAGATATTTAAGAACACATATGTAAATGCTAAACAAATGCATTTAGAAAGTGTATTTAATATGTTAGCTAAATATAAAAATGTCACAACTGAAATAAAGATTATCCCTACTGAACCAATAGGAATTGAGTTTAGTGAGCAAACTATAAAAGAAGTAGCACCTAAAGAATGGATATTAGAAAAGATTGGTATTGATATGACTAAATACGCACCTACTGCTGAGGCAATAGTTCCGGCACAGGGCTTATCAGTTAACGAGCATATCAAAGGTTTAAAAGGTCGTGAGTGGCAGAATATGCAACGTATCATTCGTGAGTTTACTAAAGGTAAAATCAATAGAGAACAAGCGAGTGCAATGCTTAAAACAGGATATGCTTTAAGTGATGATGAGGTAAAAACTTGGCTAGGTTCAGATGAGATGGATGCAGAATTTGCAGCACAAGACTTTGGTGTGTTTTATGAGTTTGGTGAAAGCAAGGATGCGTTTAATGTTTGGAAGTCTAAGAAAAGATTTAGTGATGAATCCGACTTTCATATGTTCGCTGATGTTACACAATTAGAATCAGACATATTAGACCAAATTTCTAAACAAAAAGATGTAACCCCTGAGGTATTGGCAGAAGTTTTAGATGAAGATGTAAATACTATCAATTCAATATTAAAGGATTTAGAAGATAGAAATATCCTAAAAACTACTGAAACAAAAATAGGTAAAGGTATTAATAGCAATATAATTGTTTCAAGAGAATTAACGCAACCATTATCTAAAACAGTAGGCAAAGTAAAACCGGAAACAACTGAAATATTAGTTAGGTATTCTTATGATTGGATAGCAGGATTTAATAATTCTGATAAAACTAATAGCAGACCTTTCTGTGTAGCTTTACTAGATGCTAATAAAATTTATAGCAGAAGTGATATTGAAATGATGAGTGCAAGATTAGGATATTCTGTTTGGGATAGGAGAGGTGGATGGTGGAACGATAACGGAACAATTAGCGAATCTTGCTGACACGAGTGGCGCACAAATATAGTAACAAGAAAAAAATAAGAAATGTCATTAAATATATTATTCATATCAGTACAAGGGATAAAAGATAGAACCGGCTTACACGCAAACGTGGATGAGAAATTAATATTGCCGGAAATTAAAACGGCACAAGATATGTATATATTACCTGCATTGGGTAGTACATTATATAATAAATTGCAAAGTGCAATAAATGGTTCTACATTAAATGGTAATGAAACTACATTATTAAATAATTATATAGCAGATTGTTTGATTTATTATGTTATGAGTGAGTTACCTATGGGGTTATCATATCAGTTTTATAACAAAGGTTTATTAAGAAAGTCAGGAGACAATACAGAAAACCCATCAATGCAAGATATGATTGATGTGGCTAACAGATACAGGACAAGAGCAGAATTTTACAAGCAAAGATTGATTAAATATTTAAGACAAAACAATACTTTGTACCCTGAATATTTAAACTTTACTAGTGGGATAGATACAATAATTCCTGATTTAGAAGGTTATACTTCATCTTTATATTTAGAAGATGATAATGTTTATGAGAATAAAAACTTAGAACAGAAGTATCAGGGCAAAATAGGATGTTAATATGAGCAAAGAAGCAAACATTAAAAATCAAAATAAGCTAAAAGTTTATTTAGAAAAAACAAAAAATAATGGGATTAACACTCAATC